GACCTGAGCAGGGCCTACCTGAGCGGGGCCTACCTGAGCAGGGCCGACCTGAGCAGGGCCTACCTGAGCGGGGCCGACCTGAGCGGGGCCGACCTGAGCGGGGCCGACCTGAGCAGGGCCGACCTGAGCGGGGCCGACCTGAGCGGGGCCTACCTGAGAGGGGCCTACCTGAGAGGGGCCATTGTAGAGGGCGCTAGAAAATTAATAGGCACTAGACCTATATTACAGATTGGACTGCTTGGATCACGGTGCGCTTATTTACTCGCTTACTTGACTGATCAGGGAATCTGTATCCGTGCCGGATGCTTTTTCGGCACATTGGAAGAGTTCAGATCGGCTGTCAGCAAAACGCATGGCACCAACGATCACCGGCGCGAATACATGGCAGCTATAACCATGATCGAGGAATTCGCAAAGATCTGGACGCCGAGGGAAGAGTAAGCAGTCAATGGAATCTAAGCCCAAGCCCCGAATCATAATGCACAATGACGGGCGGGTATGCTGGCCTGATGTCATACTCTATAGGTATTCAGATGACCCGCCGAATGTCTATCATGCTGTGCCGCCAAAAGTAGTTGAGCTCAACTACTCAGTGATAGTACTGGACCTGAACAAGCACCATGAGCTCCTTTGCTCTGGCGCGTTATTTAGCCGTGAGCATACGGGCTATTCAGGCTCGGTAGTTGATAATCGAAAGGGTGGTCGTGGCTAAATTTGCTCGCGTGGTCAATGGGAATGCTTTTGGGCTAGGCAAGCCTACCCGCTACAATTCACGCAGACCTATGGGGCAATTTTGGGCTCTGTTATGGGCACTAGCCCTTATAGCTATAGTACTGCTAGCCGCCTGTGGTCCTATTGTGAAATCACCGTTGATTTCAGATAAAGCTATAGAGCAGGAGGCTTTGAAAGAGCGCTTCATCATTATTGAACAATTGCTACGTGAAGAAGCCCAGCTCCAGCGAGTGGCGTACAAGGTAATGACGGCCTCAACGCACCTGTGCCCTAAGACGCGGGGTGCTTTAGGCTTCACGCTCGCTAACAAGTTCAGCTTTGGTAGTGAATATGCATCAGCTATGGAACAGCTCTATTTCACAGATGGACTTACAGTCAGTAGCATAGTCCTAGATTCCCCTGCCGTACGAGCTGGACTAAGAGCCGGTGATGCAATACTTACATTCAACGGCCAGAAGCTGGGCAGCGGTAAGGACAGCTTAGACCATGCAAGAACAGTGATAGATCAAAGGGTGCAGAACACGGCCGTTGAATTGCAGATACAGCGGAACGGCACACTATACGATATAACCTTTGAACTTGAAACGGCGTGTAACTATCCCGTAGTGTTGACAAACAAAGGAATCATAAATGCGTTTACTGATGGTGCAGCCATCAGTATTGATACGGGCATGATGCGCTTCATTGATGGTGATGATGAACTAGCTATAATCATTGGGCATGAGGTCGCGCATAACATCATGGGTCACATTCCAAAGAAGTTCGCCAACTTTGCACTCGGTGGGGTTATTGATCTAGCTTTGTTCCTGACGACGGGCTTTCAATCAACGGCCTTTGGCCAGATGTCAGCGCAGCTATTGCACAGCCAAGGATTTGAACTTGAAGCTGACTATATCGGATTGTACCTGACAGCTTTAGCTGGATATGAAATAAACAACGCAGCGCAACTATGGCGTAGAATGGGCGTATTCCACCCACAATTCGTGACACCTAAAACATGGTCAACACACCCATCCAGCCCAGAACGCTTTGCGCAGCTTGAATCTACAATTGCTGAGATAATACAGAAGCGAAATGCCGGGGCTGTATTAATTCCAGAGGGTATAAAATGAGTGATAGACAGATGACTGACACCACAACACAAATCGCTTTGGCCATACACAAGCTGGCCGGGATCATCGACGCTAACGCAACCTACAATATTGGAGCGTGTATCCGCGACGCCTTCCCCCTCCCGTTTGTTGACGACGGCCCCAACGGGCTCGGCGGGGTGATCAGTCCGGATGATGCGAAGCCCGACACTACATCATCTAGAGACTGGCCAGAAGATTTCAGCCACGAGAATGGCAATTATGTTTGCATATGCTCGGTCTGCAAGAACACGTTTTGTGGACACAAGCGCCGCCTCATTTGTAAGGAATGTGCAAAAGGCGAGTCCGCCCCCGCCGCGCCGGATGCGCTGATCAAAAAGTTGCTTAACCCAATGTTTGTGGGTCGTGAAATGAATAGGCCCGGTGAAAAACCTGTGCTTGATCCTACAAGTACGGTTTCCACAATGCGCGAAGCCGCCGCCGAGATCCATCGCCTCAACAATGAATGGCTCAAGCTGCAAAACATCCGCCTGTCGAGCGATGACTATCAGCGTGCTGAAAAGGCCGAAGCAGTGACGGACAAGGAAGTGCGAATATGCAAGGCGCTTCTTGACAGTTCGAGGGCGATGACCTGCGTGGAGTGCGAGCGTTGCGCTAATCTCATCGAACGCCTCGCCCGCGAGCGGGATGAAGCGCAGGCTGTGGTCATGGCGAATTTTGCTAACGCGGCTTCGTCCCTACATCCGTCTGTAGAACAGTTGCAGCGCCGCCTCGCCAAGGCCGTGCAGGCGCTCAATCCTTTGGCTAACCAGTATATCGGTGAAAGTGATAAAGGCGCGAGATACTTTCAAGAAGCGATTGTTGCCGCCCTCTCCTCCCTCAAGGGAGGGGCGTGATGGCCAACTGCGCGACATGCAAACACAACAGCTACGTCAACCTGGAAACGGATTGGGTTTCGTGCGGCCATCGCACGACGCTCGCCAAACAACCAAGATGGGAATTTGGCGACCCAATCGCGGTCAACGCAATGACTAGCGACTGGCGCGCGTCAGAGGCAGCAGCTTGGGACGTTTGCCCGACCTACGAGCAGGCAAGAAAGGGAGGGGCGTGATGGACAAGGCAGAATTAATCAAGAGGCTGGAATGCTCGTCGTGCCGTAGCGGCCACGTCCACCCGATAGGCGGCGCCGCGATCTTCAAGATTTAGGGAGCCATAAAAGATGAAGATGGATAAAGCCTTAAAACCGTCGCCCGCGTTGCTCGCCAAGATCGGCAGCATCGTGGTTCACGTTCAAGAGGGTCTTAGCCCGACCGGCCACCATTTCGACCTGCAAGGAATGAAGCCACTTCTCGCCGATCCCGAGGTAGTCGAGTGGATCGAAGCGATGGGCGTGCTTCTACCTAAGAAGCGGTAAGGATTCCCACTTGCCCACCCTCCTCACCATGTCTGACGTAGCGGGAAGGGCAAGGGTATCCGTGCGGGTTACTTAGATGCTGAACCAATCCAAACCCGGATAGCATCAATCTGATCTGCACAGCCCTCTAAGCGTCCAGCAAGCGTTACGATATAGCCACGGATATCAGTCAACGTAGCTGTATCAGGGACAGGTGCATCAACCTGTGAGCGCGTGCACGGTGCTACAAGCTCAACGGGCGGCACTAATTTCTCAACGCGGGGTGGCTCGTGTATTGTCACTATTTGCCGAGTAGGAGTCCCGCAGCCCTCTAAGAACAGCACGGAGCCCAGGAGGAGCAGGAGCGTTATCCAATAGGGTAGCTGCATGGTTCGCCTCTTTGATTATAGTAGCTATGCGAACTTCCGATCGAGCCCGCGCAGCGACTAGCTGTTTAGACGCGGTATCCGCCCTCTGGTTAGCTTGTTCAAGATTGGCTGTGACTTGTTCAAGCGCCACGCGATAGCGTTCATTTGCACCTTCAGCAACATCGAGTTGTGCATTAAGGCCAACTATCTGTCCGTCTCGTGCCTCAATACGCCACTGTTGAACCTTCCAGGTTGCACCTAGGGCAAGGACTAATATACCGACTATGGCCCAAGCACCGAGCTTGGAACCTAGGAATTGTAGAACCATCATAGGCATCAGAGCGTTCCCCCGTTGCCGTTGCCGTTTCCTCTAGCTGCCGTGACGATGTCAGCGGTCTTATCCCGAATCACTTTTGCTGCGCCCATCGCGCCGATGATAGCTGCAATGCTTCCCCCAAAGGCCATCAGACCGGGCTCATGAGCGTTGATAACTACATCATAGGCAAAGACAGCGCAGTCCACAACCAAAGCGATGAGTCCGCCTATAGTTATAGAATCATTTCGCCTGTCATCTGCTGAGCATAAGGCGGCGAACCAATTACCGGTCGTATCGGTTGCACGCCGTCGTTGCTCTGTTGGCGACTGATCGTTCATGATGCGTCGCCATTAGTAACAAAGCCGTGCCAATTACAACCTCCGTTCAATTGCACAGACCGTGCCGTGCTGGGCGGATCAGCTTCAAGAGTTAGATCATTGAGCCCCGTTCCTACCAATTTCCAACGTCCCGGCCCTGGATGGATTTCATCTGGTACGCCACGTGATCTCGACCAGCAAATGACGCGGTGTGCTCCTCTTGAGCCACTGTTAGCAGCGAAGCATTTCGGGCAGAGAAACATGACACCCTGTGCCTCTTCAAGGGTAATGACTTCAACATAGTATTCGTGCCCATCTCGCGATTCATGGCGCATGAACTTAGCCTCAAGATCAAGCAGGCGCATCTTGAACGCCCTTTATCTCAAGCTCGAAAATCTCCTGCCGCATGATGCGGGCAAATTCAGAAACCGCTGGGCCAGAAGCAACTACAGCCTTCTGTTCACGGCCATCCTTGGTGCGCAAGATTCCTCGGGATTTACCAAGCAGAATGCAGCCCTCGACATTCGACACATAGCCTAGAGCTGTATCGCCAGCCCAATTCCCCTTATGAATAAGGATATCTGAACGGCCGGGGACGTCTTGCAGTTCGTAGCACCAGCCAAAGCGGGGTGACTCCTGCCATTGCACGTGATGGGTTCCAATAGGCACACATGATTTACCTTTTTCATTGCCACGCCACGGCAATTCAGCCGTGTAGAATATCTGCCCTTCAACTTCAATCTTGCCGAAGGTGCCCTCATCAGAACTTTCGAGTCGCTGAAGAATAATCTGACGCATCTATCTAGCTTCCCATCGGGGGCGCAAAGAAGCACCGTAACAAGCCAGGGCGCGGGATGCAGGCCCAGAAGCGGCCATCCTCAGACATCTTGACTTCCTTCGCGAGAACGGCGTAATGATGCCCCTGAAAATCAAATTCGTAACCGCCGCTAGGATGCGATATGATGTTCTCAATACGCGGCGTGCCTTTATTTAATCGAGAGGTATTTCCTACATCAGTATAGCAATCATTCTCCCCGCAGCACGCATCACCAGTTCGCTTGTCCCGTTCATTGATCCAGGCATAGCGGCCATCCTTGCCGCCTATGAATGCTAAGGCTGGTGAAAGAATAGCGACACTGAGCACAATGACTATAGCAATTATTCTCATAGTAGTTGGTCCTATCATTCAGCGCCCGCAGACCCTCTAGCCCATAATTCCATAGACGCTCTTAACCCAGCTAGATCCTTGCGGATTTCCGCTAGATCAGATTTGACCTCTATACGTGAGATATAGGCTTCAGCTATATGGACTTCATGGTCCTGTAGCTTGGCCTCAGTTCTGCGAATATCACTATCTAAGCTAGACCTAACACCATTGAGATCGTTTCTAAGGTCGTGGAACTTCTTTGATATCTGTTCAGACACTTTCTCAAACAGTCGCTCTTCACGGTTTCGCTGCCAACGGCTGTGAGCAAGGCTGGTTCCTATAATTGCGATAACAATACTAACCGCGCTTAGGAATATCGAAGCTGAAGGTTCCATATAATTTACACCTATTGTTTATCCAACCCCGCTAAACTGCATTTCCGCGCAGCGCGCGTTGATCACGATGCTCGATGTTCTGACGCGGGCGTACTTGTAAAGGCTTGTATCGGCGCACGTCATCGTGGCGCTGGCGCCGGCATTTATGTTGGCCGTGGAAGTCGCAACATTCGTCCAATCGGTGCCGTTGGCCGACACATCGAAGTCGCGTGTCGCGCCGTCGCCGCCGTGGAAGCTCGCGTTGTTGGGCGCCCAAATCTGCACCTGCGTCCAGCGGATTGCCTGACTTATCTCTAATTGCAGCGTCGCCTCGCCGCCTGACTGTAGGGCGGCTGCTGAGTCCGCCTGATTAGTGTTCCCGTCGATCAGCGCGGCGGCGCGCGTCGTCCAGGTGTTCGTGACGGTGACGTATGACTCAGCCGGATCGATCACGCCGTCGATGCCTAATGTACTAGAACCAGAACTTAAGACTCCATGATCAAACGGGAACATCGTGATGTCGCAGCGCCGTTTGTCTGGCACCAATAGTTCTCGATCTGGAACCAACAAGCCACACTGCTTTACATATCGCATTGGAGTCAAATCCAATTAGTGTCGTCAATAGGATCAAAGAGCTTCAATTTGGCTAAGGTCATGGGCTCGATAAGATCGCTATCTCCGATGACTTGTAGCTGTAGGGAAGCAGAGCGCTTTAATGTAGCGTTTACGTGCGCTTCAACAGCGAGGTATAAGGACTTGATTTGCGCCGCTAACGTTACAGAAACCTTCTTACCGGCCGATGTCATGAACTCAGCGGTATAGCTCTCATTGTTTGCCTCTTTCTCTTCAGCAGCCTTGAGCATCCCATGAACTCTACTAACCGAGCGGGTATCGGCCTTGAATGTGATACCATTCCAAATTAACCCAGCGTCTATACGGCGTTCAGCCTCATTTATGATAGCCGCGCGAACGCTATTACTAAGCTCGGTCAAATCCGATATATCCTCAACAGTCGGGGTTCGCACAACGCCCCAATCCGTGATCTCATCGACAAAGCCGGTTTTAACCTCATACTTGTTATTGAACGATAGCTCCTTAAATTTCAAGACGCCATGCGATTGGAGTACCACCAACGGCCGGTTATCAATATCTTGCTGCGTCATACTCGTAGAGTCTGGCGCAATAAAGCCTAACTGGGGGACGGTGAATACCTTGGCGACAGGCAGGTCATAGACGCCTTGCGTCTTTGTAAGAAAACAAATCGTGGTATCAGACATCAATCCCTACTCCCTAACCAGACGACACGTTGCCAGCCAAGAACCAATCCCCAGAGCCAGGGACATCCTTCACAACTGAAGCTATCGCGTATAACCCGGCCGTCTGGTTCGCACCGTTATATGAGCGCAGCGTCGTACCGCTTTGGGCAGCGAACACAGCCTGCCCTGACGCTGCTTGCATAACTGCGAATTGGAATCCAGGAGAAAGACTGGCTGTGGCATTTGTCGGCAATGTGAAGGTCAGTTCATTAGAGTTGCTGAACGTAAGCAGCTGACCGTTAGCTGACGATACGATCGTTTCGCTTGCTGTGATGGCTATGATGCCACCCGTACGTCCCAGGCCCATCCTTGGGCTTAGGAATACGCTATTGACCTGAGCAGTTCTAGCTTGAGCTTCTGTTGATTCGCTTGGCACAAATACAGCGGAGGCCGCTGCCGGAATAACGTGATGCGGGCGAAGATCGGTTATGATAGTGTTGGGAACGGTTGTCATTCCTACAGTGGCGCTGATGCGCGCTACCGGGAAGAAACCCGAGTTCACGGCCGGGTCTACCGGCGAAGCTGCTTCGGCTCCTGTCTGAACAGCCGCTGATCCCGTAGTCATATTGATTGTAATAAGGTCGCGGCGGGGATTGGCTGATGGCGCTAGGATAGCGCCTGATACGGTATTTTGCACACCCAATAGAAAGAGCGAACCACTGATAAGAAGTTGGCCGGAATCGATCCGCACCGTCATATCAACGGAGCTTTGCTCATGTACAGCGAAAGCGCCTGCGAACGGGGCAAAGACCTTTATATCATTATCAATATTGGTCTTGTACTGCGTCCCACCGTCAACCTCGAAGTTTGACTGCGAAAAAGTAGCCGTTCCCATCGCTTACACCCCTACCGCTCGCCAATTCACCGTTCCACCTATATTCGTACCGCTCGCACTGAACACATGCCCAACGAAGCCACTTGTAGTCACTGTTCCTAACCCTGGAACCTTGGCCGATGCCTCAGCGTTCCAAATGCCTACAGCTGGTACTAAGGCAAAGTTCTTTGTGAAGTTCACCGTAGAGCCGCCAGAATTGATCGTGACTGTTTCAGCGTGCTCTTCACGTTCTTCCGCGTCTATTGTAGGATTGAACCCAGTCAGGCGCGTTATATCTGTGCCCGATGACATCTCAGATACGATGCGCGCCTTGACGTATTGAAGTGACCCTACATCGCCAACGGTCCAGTTCTCGAAGCCGTCATAGCTCCCGATCGAAGTCTTATAATCTATCTGGAGTTGGTAGTTTGCGGAACCAGAACTGACCGGGCCTAGATTAGCTGCGATATCGGCCCAGATGCGCGCACTTAAATCTGTACCGAGATCAATTTCTGGGGCCTCATAAATAGCTTGTGATACTGGACTATAGACATATGAATTGAAGACATTGAAGTCATTCCCAGAAGCGGTTATTGTAGAAAGTGGATTAAGATTTCCAGTGATTGGATTACGATAAAACCCGCCCTCGTTCTTGTACTGATAAATTTTGTCATTGGTATTGCCCAAAACATAAGCAATCTGCATGTCCTCGGACAGCCTGAATGCTAAAGGCTGCGTATCTTGGCTGCTTGGGTTAAATTGAGTGGCATCATAATCTACTAAAGATAAATCCCAAGGAACACTCAGATGGTATTGATACACAGAAAAAGGAGTGTCTCCTAAAATAAATAATCGCCGACCATCTCTATAGAAATGATGATTTCTAGTTTGAGTGGTTTGTGGTGATAGGAAGGAAACGCCGTCATAGCTGGCTGTAGAAATTTGCCAAGCACTGGCAACTGAGTATTGAAATAACCTCTTAGGAAGGCCCGCTGTAGGAATCCCCGATACATAAAGTTTAGTCCCATCCAGCTTTAAAGAGATACCAATTTGGCCATCCGATATTTCAGCCGAAGTTGTAAATGATGTATTATCTAAGGTCGCCGTAGATATCTGCCAAGCACTAGATATAGAAAATTGATATATCTTCTGTGCTACATTATTCGTTACATAAAATTTGGTTCCATCGGGCTTTATAAAAAACCCACCTAATGTATCAAGAGCGCCAACAGGTAAAGTATAGGACACACCTTGATACGATGCTGTAGATATATCCCCAGATGTATTTAGACCATATTGATAGATTATTTTATTATTTTGGCCTAGAATATAAGCTTTAGTGCCATCTCCACTAAATCTTAAATCAATGACCTCTGAATTTTGTGAACTAACAGAAAAAGATTTAGATGCATAAGATACGCCAGCTATACTTCTATTAGTTTCCCAGTCTATCCACAGCGGACGTTGCTCATTTTCAGAGATCACATCAAACACATTAACAATCACTGTAGAGAACGTCTTAGCACTAGCCGAATAGTTCTCTGATGTATCCCGAGCCTTGATGCCAAACACCCATGCTACCTGAACACCGGATTCTGTTGGGGATGGTGGAACGGCAGCGGATGTGACCTGAGTGCCCCGCGTGACCGATGTAAGTGTAGTCGCGTCTTCCCAAACAAAAGGCGCTTTCATAAACCGGATTTCGTACCCGGATAGATCAATGTCAGTTACCTGAGACCACTTGAATACGACCGTGACGCCATTCTGTTGTGCTGTGAAGGTGGTGACATCCTCCGGCTTGGTTGTTTTGCCGATGACCGTATGTCCGGTGACGGTCGTGTAAGCTGACTTGACGCCTAGTACATTGACTGAGCGCACGCGGACATCATAGGAAACGCCATCCTCGACATCCAATATCCAATTGACCGTGGCACTGCCTGTAACGTTAGGCCCAGTTTCCCAGTTCGCAGCGACGTCAGCATCAGTGCTGCGCTTCCATTGGATTTCTATCTGACCGCCAGACGTGACAAATGAATCAGCCGGTGCAGTCCAGGTTGCTTTGATGCGCGTGAAAACAGTGCCGTCTTCACGCAGGAACAGCTCATTCGTACCAGATGCAAGGACCAAGCTAGTGGGGGCAGCGACCGTGAATGGGTCTGGCAGCGTCGTGGTCTGTGCGGGTTGCATGACGGCTTCATCGGTGCCGGGCGTCCAAGCATAGACATTAGCGTCGATCTCTTTGATCTGAAGATCACAACCCAGCGTAGGACCTTCGCTACCGCTGCGAATGACAAATTTCCAGGAGCCTACTTCAAATGTCTTAGCATCCCAACCGAATCTAGTGTGGTCTACATTTATTATGTCGAAGCCGAGTATCCGCATGGCTGTCAACTTGCACGGCCATGAACCTGATATCTGGCGACGGTTTCGTTCTAGATCGATACGCGCGATTCGCATCGCCATCGTCGGTGAATTCGTGTATGACAGATCGGCGTCACGCCAGAGCTCAGTCTCCTGGTCCTGCGTCACATAAGCCGCAACCTGTACAGGAGGAAAGTCAGTTGGTTGCCAGAGATCATCCGGGCTACTGAACACGCCTTTTACGCCGTTGAACAGATCGCGCCGTGAATTGCGGGTTTGAATGCTGACGCTCCCTGCTAGGTCCTCTTCAGTTATCGTGACTGTCGGGGCGCGCCAAGCACCGGCATAGAGTGTGATGGTCTTGCCGCTGGTAACACGCGAGCCCGCCATAGCTGAGAGGAGTTTCTTGAGCAGGTCTTCAGCATCCTGGCTGGTATCAATAGTACCATTCAAGGTGTAGCGGGGCTCGCCGGTAGCGAATATCAGGTGCGTGCCTGTACCGGCATCTGTAATATCAACGGCCGTTCCAGCTCTAGAATTCGCCAGTGACGTAGCAACCTTGCCTGTCGTTGAAGTGATGCCGATCCAATAGTAATCTGTGCCCGCACTCAAGCCAGTTGGCAAGGTATCGCTGGAAACTACATTCACGCGCGTTCCAGTACGAAGCTTCTGGATTGTATCCCCTACTGTAATGATATCAGTAGTCGCGGCTGTGAATGTCGTGACGCCCCTTAAAGTATGCGTGCCCGTACCAGCATCAATGATGTCAATTGATGTACCGGCTAGAGCATCCGCCTTGCTGGTAGCGATCTTACCCGTCGTGGCACTTTGCCTGATCCAATAATAGGCCGTGTTGAGGGACATGCCTCCGGGCAACGTAGTCGTTGTCGTTGCGTAGATCGCCCACCCCGTTGGAATATCAATAGAGCAGGTTAGCAGATCAGTATCAGCGGCGGCTGTGAATGTGTATCCAGGGTTTCGCGCCTGGATTTCATCGCAGACATTCGCGGCGGCTTGGAGCGCCGTATCGTCTATGTTAGCGGCTGGCCAGTTATACCCGAATTCGTTCTTGAGCCAATCGGCGATGCATAACGCCGCATTATCAGTCCAGCCCGTGCTGGCGTCACGCGAGTCTAGAATATTGTCCTTGCCCCGCACGATCACAGAGATATTAGGCAGCGACCCGCCCTTGAACTTATCAGCATCCCACTTGAGCTGGATATAGAGCTTGGCACAGCCAGTCTGCAAATGAGTGCCGCTCCATTTAGTAGCGCCTACGGCAGCGGTCAGTTCAGAGTGAAATGTAGAATCTCCAGCTGTGGTCCCTAACCCTAACCACGCGCTGACATTCCCCGCATATGTTCCTGTAGCGTCACCATTGGCATCGAGTGGGACTACTTCATCATTCAGAAGCAGAGCATCTAGCCTCGATACTCTATGCGTGGTTAGTGTCAGAACTACATGGAGCAAGTCATTATCGCTGGTCGTATGCAGAAAAGTTTGAGGCCCAGATACACGCATCCAGCCATAGACCATGCGTCGCGCGGTGATCGGCTGCCGAATCATACGTGTTCGATCAACAGCCGTATCAGCAAAATTGGGGATATTCGGCTTAGGGGGCTTCGGCGTCATTGCCATGGTAGCGAAGCCAACCGCTGCGACGGCTGCGAACGCTACACCGGCTGCCAGCCATCCCGCCTCTATCAGCGTTGTGCTAAAGATCACGATACCGGCAGAGTATGCCGCTGAGGCTGCGAAGGTAGCGCCAACTAGAGCTACGACTGCGGGAGGCATTAGTGCACGCTCCCCATTAACTTTCGGGCTTCTTGTACCAATGCTCCGTGCACGAAGTTGACCTCACCAATGTCAGGCACGAACATACAAGTCGGGGGCGTATTCAACTCACCAAGATCAACTTCATCGATGCTGGGCCACCTGATGACACGGAAGGTGTTCCCACTGAGATTGAACATCAAGTGATAGGGATTGTTATCAGCGGGCATTAATTCACAGGGCCAGTTACGGGCGGCACAGCAGTCATGAAGAATGGGCAGAAAATCGGACAGGAAAAAGGATTCATCCCGGCAAAGACCGATCTTCGATGGGATCCTTATTCTAAAGTGATGAACGCGATCTTGATATGCCGCAGCGCTGTCCAATATCTCTGTGAGATCATCGACCGTTCGCATAGTAAAGGATATATGGTCGATATAGACATTATGACGTGCCATAGCTTCAAGCGCAGCAAGCTTCGTTTCCCAACCCTTTACATAACCTTTCGTATGAAGAGAGAAGCACACAGCATTCAAATTAGCGGCCATCAAGCGCCGGATATAATGGTCATCGTTCATACGAAGGCCGTTCGTATAAATGTGCACGTGACGGCCGGTCTTTCTTATATTTGCTACGATGCGGGGAAGATCATCGCGCAACGTAGGCTCAGCGCCCATCAATATGATGCTGCGACCCCCTTCCACCCGCTCGACTACGTCCATGATTTCTGTTATTGAAGGGTCAGGTTTATGCCCAGGCATGTGATAGCAATGAGGGCAGCGGATATTGCAGCGATCCGTTACCGGCACCATGCACACATTGAATCTGGTCTTCCATGGTACAGGGTCTTGCATCGTGTGCATGAAGGCCCAAGCATCATGTGACCGCTCGATAAGCACCGTCTGTATTCCATGCAGCTTGCATTCTTTAGCTAGATATAAGCCGCCCTCTGTCTCATAGATTTCAGCCGTCACGGGTTGGAGGCAGTCCCGGCAGAGTGAAGTGGTTTCCACAGTCACCGTCCAACTCTCCAGGCACGGGAACATTGGGATATAGGAATCTTCGTTAAGCCAGCAGGCCCTACGAATAGCCCATATCGATTATCAAGCCCAATAAAGCCTAACGCTGGGGCTAGACCGCCGTCTGGCAGTTGTACTTCAGCCTCAACAATATCCCCACGTTGAGCGAAGGTTGCTTGTATTGGCTCGCTGCCCGTATGACTACGAAAGGCATCAGCCGCGTTCGGTAATTCAACCGCGCCGAATAGTACCTTCATACGTTTCGCGGCGCCGAGCGCCGTTGTGTATTTTCCACGGATGTTGGATGTGAAATCAGCTTTGAGAATTGCCTCAGCACAGCCTAGCGCACCTAATACACAATCATGCTCGCCCCATTTGAAAGGCTTATCCTGAATACTTCGAATATAAGCTTCCAATTCTTGGGGCCAGTTATCAACACGATCGAGCATCTACGCACCCCATATGAACTTCGCGTCTTGAAGCTGAGCGACGTATTCAAACCCCCGGTCGGTGGGATCAATCAACTTCTGGTCTTCAGGCGTATAGCGTCTGATACGATTCCTTGCCCAATCAACTTCAAGCGACTCGACCGTGATGCTGACCGTAGCGGTCTCGCCGCCGTCTTCCATAGTGGGCACATCAGTCAAGCCCTGGAATATCAGGAACGGATCAGCTATGAGCACGTTGCTGGCATTGAACGCAGCAAGATAAACCGATGCCGTTCGGCCTTGCTGCATCGAATTCAAAGTCAAGGACAAGAGTGCTGACGGAATACCCGACAGCGTGAGTGTGATACCTGTTGACTTGAAGTCAGCGGTCTCTTCAATCTCCGAGATTGAACCGAGCGTGCCTATGCCCGTATAAGTATTCCCACTCCAGATCAGATCACCGATGCCGCTCCAAACCCGCGTTGTGCCCGCTGAGGTTTCAAGCTCAACGAAGAATGCCGGATAGACGACTGAAGCTAATGTTGCCGTCTCTAACGCCGCTGTTATGCCCCGACTCATGGGTTCAACGCCTCAGTCGCAGCAATTGTAATGCCATAATTCACGGCATTCGTAATGTCCCAGGCTGACTCATTGCTTGCCAGCCGCCAAATACCGTGGGCGCTATTAACCGTGACCGTAGCCCCGCTGGCTGGGGCGGGGATGCGAATGCGTGGCCATAAGGTAAGGCTGGCCACCCCGCCAGAATCCGTGCCTGTAGCGAGCAAATTTTTGTACAGGCGGGGCTGTGGGTTAGTGCCTGAAATTATAGAGAGCCAGTCCCCCGCTTTTAGGATATTTGCCAGACTCGCGGTCCAGCCTGTAGTGACTAGAACTTGACCTGACTGGCTTGCTGATCTTATTATCGGCGTTCCTGTCGCGGTGCCTAGCGGGGTGCTGCCATCCGGAGGCGCGAACTTGAACGTACCTTCACCGCCATTAAGCAGCCCAAGAAACGCAATGACGTCCTCCAAGGTCTGGCGTGGGCCGGGAAGTACGGATATTTCCATATCCCACCACTGGCCTGGATGGACGTAGACCTGCTCACCGTGCGTGAATGGGGATATTGACCGGGCCACAATGGTCTTCATAGTGTAATGAATGTCAGCAGCGATAAGCGCAGCGGGCGGATCAATAGGGTACGTAGTCATTTGAACGCACCCCTGAAATCACCACCACGGCGGGCGGCGTCCGCGACCGCTGCCTTTGAAGCGTTTAGAATTCTAGGCATCATAGCCATAACTTCCGCGCGCACTGTCTGTGACACACCGATACTGAAATTCAGGTTCTGGTTTATAACGATCTGCTCACCACGCCCGCGACCGGCCTTATTAGCTGGGACCACCTCCTCTCCACGTTGTAGAATCGCGGGAAATTCATCGGATGTGAGACTAGACATGCCACTATGCAAGCGCGGTGCGTTCATAAATAGAGCCGGGTTAAGCCCCCGACGTGACCCGCCGGTCCCTACATAACCGCCGCCATGGTAGAACGTAGCGCCCGAAGCAATATCAAAACCGCCGCCGGTAAACCCGATTGGTGAAGCAAGCGTAGTCAGCGCCGCTCGCCCCATACCAAATAATGAACCTAGACCGCCGCCTCCGCCAAAGAGCGCGGGTGCCATAGCATATCCAGCTATGTTCCCAAATAGAGCGTTCTTGATCGGGTTCATGATCGCGAGTTTGATAAGCTCCTGCATAAGCTCGGAAAGGACGGCGCGGAACACGTTCTTCCATTCAAGCGCGCCCTGTTTGCCCTCAACGAACATACGGGTGATCTGATCACCGATACGATCAAATGCACGTTCGGAGAAGCTGGCCAATTCACGGGTCAGGCTTTCTGCCTGCTCTTTCTGCTGACGCTGCGCGAACCGCTGCTTTGCCATAACTTCCAGCCGTTCGCGCTCGTCATCAGTCAGATCACGGACCTTCTCGCTCTGTTCATCATAGAGCCGGTTCTGTGCCGTCAATATTTCTTTGGCAACCTCAAGGTCAACGCCGTGGAGCTTGCCCAGGCGAATCTCGTCCTCGATGCTTTTTACCTGATCGTCGAGCGCTTTAGCTCTAGACTTCTGGGCAGTCTCCAATGCCTGCTCGTTTTGAAGTTCGAACTGTATTTGATTGTTTGTTTCCTGTGTAGCCTGGGAAATTTCAACAGCTAGAATAGCACGTTCACGTGCAGTCTTAATTTCATCGGCTGCTAAGTCTTTGTGTTCACGGTCGAGCTCCAGTGCCTTAAGTACAGCGGCTTCTGCCTTGTCAGCGGCCTCACGCTTCTGCCTCTCCTTTTCATCGGAAATAGCCGCAAGCTCTGCCTCACGATCTTGTTCAAACTTCAGATCGTCGAGCTTCTTGCTACGGATTTTTTGAAATTCCCCCTCACGTTTTATAGCAGCAGTGCTAGAATCATTGGCCGCTATATCCCGGTCAATCTGTATCTTGGCCTGCTTCTCTAGAATTTCCGTGCGCTTGGAATAGAGATCATTCAACTTCTCTTGAACCGCTGCGCGATTAGAATCACCGGCAGACATTCTATTAAGCGTTTCTTCCCACGTCTTGATTTCATCCGTTATGCCTTCAAACTGGCCGCTTGTTGAAAAACCTTTGTTCAGCTTGTCAAGGATAGGCTGCCAACTTTCTAATCCCTTCTTGAATAGATCAAGGATGCCCATCTTCTGAACAAGACCAAGGCCAAAGAGCTCAATGCTGTCCGTGAGGTTATCAAAGGCACCGGAAAGGCCACCACCTTTGTTCGCCGCTGTTCCGCCAACCTTCTTTTCAACAATCTCCAGCAACACTTCCTGCGCCTTCAATTGCTGGCCGGTCGCCATCAGCAGCTTGATTTGTTCTTTCTGGGTTTCGTTCAGGATAATGCCTGAACGACGGAGCATCATCATGCCGCGTTCTGGGTCTTCCATAGCGCGGCCAAGCATAAATGCCGCACTTGATACAGAGCCAAAACCCGCAGCCGCTAGATCTGAAGCGGCACGAAGTGTTCTATCAAATGTATTTCCAGCGATGCTCTGAAACGTAAGAAGATTTGCAGCAGCCTCGCGCATTTCACTGAAGGATCCGAGGTCATCTACCGAACGTACAAGTTCCTCGATACTTTCAACCGTCTTACCAGAAGCACTCTCTGTGGCACGGAGGATAGATTGGATTTTACGTTGGCTGAGATCAAAGTCCTCAGCGCCCTTGACCGCTTTACCGAAGGCAAGCCCAATAGCTGATACCGCACCGGCTATGGATAAGCTACGGATACCGAGAGAGGATAGGCCAAAAGCAAGCTGACCCAGCCCTTGCTGAACACCACTGAGCCCAGTAAGTACCGTCCTTACGACAACGTCAGCAGCCATTTTATTCCCGCCGCCTGTCTTGCTCTATGAACATTTTCAGCACCTCGGCCTGCTTTACCGTGAGACGCCTGATTTCATCCTGGCCCCAACCATATGCTGAAGCAAAGATGTGAATCAATTTCAAGCATCTCACTTCGTAGGGTTTAGATCCCCCTCACTACTGAGCAGCTTGTTCACAAACAAAAACGCCCGTGACAGTTTGGTGATGTCCAAGGCTCGGATACCATCTATACTGATAGCCGGATTTATCTTCTTACAGAAATGAAGGATGACGTTGGCTATGGTCGCCGGGCCTTTCTGAACGATCATACCGCGCTCATCCATATAGCCAGCATCGTAGAGGTCCATCCAGTCACCCATATTGACTGGGAACGCTTGGCCTAAATCAATGACAGTGGCGCCCTCAGGCAGCTTGAATTCTAGCTTACCGTCCTCGGGCGCGACGGTGGCCAACAGTTCCATAAACTGCGCCACCGCAGTGGGGTCTACTTCCGCCATACCTACCTCCTTGCCTAAGTGTGATCGAACTAATAGTCGCTCTTGGTCGTCCAGAGAGTTGCTTTGATCATCGATGCTGAGCCCGTATGGTATCGACCTGTAGCATTGAATGACACGATCTGTCGCTCACGGCCTGAAATGCCCAGGGGGAATTCAGTGTAGACCATGCGTGGGATTTCAATGAGCAATGCAAACGAATTAGCTGCCGTCAAGTGCACCGCGAGTCGCTGCTCAGTCTGCGCGATCAGCTTGTTATACTCGAAGAAATCTTCGAGCGCCACGGAGCCAGATACTCGCACTGTCGGCGGACCATTGCGCTTGATGCGCGTGATTTCTCCGCTGTTCGTAGACGCAATTGCAGGAAGCCCTTCAAGGGCGTTGTCTAGTGTGATGGTCAAAGCTTCAATAATGCTGACGCCCGTACCGCCTAGAGCAATCGAACAAGAGTCCCAATAGAAGAACCCAGTCGGGGAACCCGGGAATGATGCGGTTGTCTTAGCGATATTCTGTGTGCCCTTGCCAATGACCTGCGCCGTAACGCGAAGCTCTTGGTTGGGCTGGATCGCCATCTGCACGTTAGCGAACTGGCAACCATCATATTGCTGCGATGACGTGATGTCCCGGAAGATTTCCAAGGTATATGCGGGCAGCGGATGAAGGCTATTTGTGTCGCTGGTACGGACAGTGAATTCGTTCTTGAACAAGAAGCCCGAAAGCACTACTGACCCTGAATTGTTACCGAACACCCCGTTCAGCACGTGACCGAAGGGGCTTGGATGCGCGGGGAATGTGACAGGCCCGGAAATACGAACGACGCCGGTATTATCATCGGGCTCATACATCGCGCCTACGATGTTTCTAGACTGGAATCGGTCAGGTACGGCCGTGATTCCTTCGCTCAACGCTTCAAAGTAATCAGTAGCAGCAACGGCCGTTCCCCAGGTCGTTTCTTTCGCAATTCCAATATGGCCCAAAAATCCATATGCCATTTTAGACCTCCATCAAAACTAAAGCCGTTGCCTTGCTTTCCTGCCTATTCATAAGCTTCATTCTTTTCGGGCGTAGTCGGGTCATCTCCCTTATATTGGCCTGACCCCTCTCGCGCGCGTTTGCGCATAGGCATCTTCACTTCAGCATCAACGCCGACTACATGTGACTCAATTCTAGCGAAGCCTTGCTGTTCAAGCTGGGCTGCGAGGCTATCAGATATATTTTCCCACACCTCACCGGCATGTTTCATGCCGTGATTGGGAAAGTTGCGATCTTGCGTCATGCGTACTGTTTTCATAATAGCCTCCTAAGTCGTCGCTACAGCTTCAGCTATCAGGTCTATAGAAGCACCGGCTGCGAAGCCTCTATCAGTTGGCGATGGCCCAGCTATGAACTCACAGCCAATTATCCAAGATGAATTGACCGTGCTGTTCAGCCCATGATTGCCTAGGAGTGCTACCTGTACATCACCGACCAGATTGTCTCGGGCTTGCATGGCTAGGGCTTTGTCCTTGCCGAAGCCAAAATGCCAGCACCAGATTTTGAACGTGATCAATTGCCGTAACCGAGTGCCCGCACTCAAGCCTTGTTGTTCAGCCGGTGCCTGAGCTTCCTCAAGATAGATAGCAACCACATCGCCTTCAGCCCAATTGATTTCCTCTTCAATAAGGACCGTGGCGCGAGCCACTTGCGTTTTTATGATCGAGCCTATTTGTTGCTCGATATTCCAATAATTGATCTTCGCCATTAGACCAGACCTCCGCTTTTGATAGCGCGCTGAATACCGGCGACTATGACCTGGAGCGCTAAAGCCTCGGCGGTCTTCTTGGTAGGCAGCAAGCCTCGAGCCGGGATGCCGGGATGGTGGACCTCTTTAGCAAATACGACACCGTCAATGGTAGCAAACTTCAGGTACTTCCTGTTTGTGGGCCTGATAATGAACGGGTCGGTGCCATGATGGTGCCACTTCGCCATTTCGTTTTGCGTACCGACATCAACGTGATCGTTAGCTACCTTCACAGTGTAGGACTGTTGCAAGAATGCCCGAAACCGAGAGGATAAGTGCCGTGGACTTGCACGGCCGCTGCTCTTTATCAGTGTATTCGGTGACATTGGCGGATGCGGGGTTTCTGTGCCAGCATCCCGAAGGTTCTGCACCATCCATTTCAAATGTCGATTGCCAATGGCCTGTAGAAGCTGCTTATCGTTGATGTTAGCCGCGACATGCCGGAGTCTGTTGACGGCACCGGCAAGACGCCCCGCATCAATCTGAACTGAAAAGCCTAGGGCCATATCTGCAAGTCCCTATCATTCAGCAGGTCATCGTTCTTCTCAGTATCCTTGACCTGATCGTTCCAACCACCACCCTCATGATATGTGGGCTGATAGTCCATAGTATTGGAATAGGCAGCGGACGTACCGGCACGCTCACCGACGATTACACCCGCTGAATCAACGAGCAGAAGTTTACCAGCAGCAATTTCCTTCAGTGTTTCAATGGCACGTTCGTACTGCTTTGGCCATGCTGATTCCTTGAGCATTGCCGCTGTAAAAACACGCAAGGTCAAGGCACGGTGAATTGACATATCGGTAGCGATAGCTTCCAGCATAGGAATAGAGCCAGAAACAGGCACGGTATACGCACGAGCTATTCTGGCGTTGATCTCGGCTTCAGCGGGTTTGATGTATGCCTCGACGATTGCTGAGCTGGTCATATCACTTAGCGACCCGATATTGGGTAATAGCACCAGCATATTTGAGACAGTCGTGTACATTCTGCGCCTTATAGAGCTAGCCGTCAGCCCGAATAAAATCGAGATAGTACGTCTCACCTTCATTGAACTTGCCAAGCAGGGCCGGATTGCAGACTGTGAGGGACAACATTCCAGACGGTGAGAACTTAGCGTAGGTATTGTTTTCGTCGCTTCCGTCGGCGGGGTAACTGTCAGAGCGCGAAACCGGATTGAAATAGAGGGTTTCTTGGCCCTCGTGACGCCGGTCAATATGATTGATTTTCATCTTCGCTCGCATAGCAGCCATTTTTCAGTCCCCTTTATATCTTACCAGATATCTTACCAATGTTCCTGTGCCTGAAGCGGCATCATGCGCTCTTTCAAACGGTACTCGATCTCGATGCGGGCCTCTTCATAGTCAGCGAAGCGTGCAACGATGGGCTGCGGAACCTGACCATTGTGCAGATTGTCACCCTTGCCGTCCCGGTTGGCACCGACTGTGAACACGACATCGATGCCACGACCCAGAACCTGGAGTGCTTGCGTATAGTATTGCAGGCTATCGATGTTCGTGTATTTGATCTTGCCAAGAAAGTGCTCGCGATAGAGCTGCACGACTTCCTCTGCTAAAGCCCGTACCTCAGTCGTCACATTGCCGTTGCTTTGCTGAAGCTGATATTGAGCTAGCAGCATATTGTCACGCATGACAAAATGCTTCTGAAGCAGCCGTGTAGGATGGTCTCGCCTATCCATATCAAGTAGCGGCTTGTTACGAATGAAGCGTTGCCGCCTGATACTCTCATCGAGATAGCCAATATGTGCGATGTTCACATCTGGCAGGATGAGGACTTCGCCGGGGCCTTCATTCAAGTCAAGCTCAGGGTGCTCGTGGATGCGTCCGATGAACTTCATCGATTTGCCTTTGAGACCGCCTTCGTATGGGTACGGCGAGCGGCGGAAACAGCGCACGGGCATGTCAGGGGAAAAACCAGCATCGATGGCGAAGTGGTGCTGCCTGATTGAAAGGCCGTGCCATACTGACTGGCGAAGGTATTTCCGCAGGAACATGCCGCCAAGCAGCTTCTCGTCAGTGTCGATCCACAGCACCCAATCCATGGAACAGCCCGCTAGGGCCTCGTTTCGAGGCACATCAAAACCGCTGACCGTTGGATCAGAGCCCTTGACCAGCTTCGCACCGTACTTCTTAGCAATAGCCTTGGCATCTCCAGACATGCCCGTATCAGCGATGACTATTTCATCGATGTAGGGTTGCACAGATTTCAGACACCAGCCAAGGGTCAGCTCAGCCTCACGGCCAGCAATTATGCACGCAGATATGGTTTGACGCGGGCGCTGTAAGCGAAGCTTCCTGTCCCAGTCAATCCTACCAGTGGGCTTTTGATCGGCACGGTACGTGACCAGATAGTATCCGATCATATCACCGGTAACAGAATTCGGATAGATCACACCAGATGTCATTGCGAAGTCTGGCTTGCTGCCGAACATATCCCGCAGGTCATGCTGGTCGAACTCCCAGATATGACCACGGAACCCGTCCCAGTTCGGTGTGCCATACTCGGACGTGCCGAATGGCACCGTGAGTATGACGCTACCACCCGGTTTGATGTGCTGTTCAAGCGAATCCATAACAGCGTACGGATCGGGGCAATGCTCCAGCACTTCACTGATCAACAGGCAATCATAGGGGGCTTTCGAAGCAGGCACCGCAGTCTGATCACCGACTACGAACTCGAACTCAGCATTACCACGGCCAAACTTTTCAGCGAAGGTCTTGGCCCATTTGATCGCACCTGGATCAATGTCAAGGGCAGTCCAGCTACGGCCCAGCTTGTTAGCGAAGTAGACCGTTGACCAACCATGCCCGCACCCGAATTCTAGAATGTTCTGGAGTTCAGGGTGCTGTTCCAAGAATGCTTGGATGTTCAGAAAGCGTTGCTCACCTGTGTTCTCGAACATCGGTGCATGAGCTTCGAGCGGTACAGAGCTCAGTCGTTTGTCAGTTTCCTTTCCCGCTGCCAGATAGTGCTTTCGATAGCGCTCGGTGCCGAGGGTGAATGCATACTCGTCTTGGACCTTGTTTAGAAGTATGTTTGCAGCCGGAGAGCCATCATCCAGATTATCAAGGCGTCCAAGAACTTCACGCACTGCTCCAATATCACTGCGCTGATAAAAGTGATGGGCAAGACGCACAGGGTCGTCATTGAACGTATCGAACAGGGTATCGAACCAGGAGCTCCACTCCTGGGCCACTCCAGCCCATCCCAGGTTGGCTGAATGGGCCATGCCCGCTAGGGCTGCCCGGTTATAAGCTTCCTCATCTCCAGCGAGCCTTAAAACCGCCCCTGTAAAGGCATCCCGGTAGGCATCAGACCAAGGGTCGCCGTCAATAAGCACGCCAGCATCGGGATGAAGCGTTTCAGGCAGCGCCCCGCGTGCGCTCGTAACGACCGGCATTCCGCACGCTTGGGATTCCATGATCGATATACACGAAACCTCCGTAAAAGTCGGGGACGTGGGCGAAGGTGTCGGGTAGGCATAGATGCCCGATTCAGCGTATTGCTTATAGAGTTCATCTTTCGGAAGATAGCCGACGAACCTGACCTTATCACCGAACTGTGCCGCCTGCTGTTTCAAGCCAGCATAGAACGCGGCCATATGCTCAACAGGATTGTTATAGCCATAGAGCGCGAGCTCAAACTCAGGGTCTTTGGCCAAGAGCGCTGGAAGGATACTGCTGAGCATGACATCAAGGCCACGCTCAGGGCGTGCTGAGTACACGAGGCGTTTGCGCAACTTCTTGGTCAGATCAACCTTGGGAATACGGAACAGATCGATCCCATTACGTGAAGCATAGACCGTTTCATCAGGCAAACCATAGACCTTGCGATACTGCGTCTTCATGTAGTTGCTGACCGTGATGAACCTGTCAATGTTCCATGACAAGGCACGGAAGGTATCAGCAACTCGGCCCAGAGCTAGGTCATGGCACCAGAGAAGGTTGATGCGTGCGTTGATGCTGGACTTGAACGGGCCTGGATCGCGCTGCACGATTGCGATATCAGCGGGCATTTGCTGGAGCGCGTGCTCAGCATAGCTGATGTGAACGTACAGCACGCCATCATACATGCCGGGCTTCTCACATTCACAGAACATGCGAACGGAGTGCCCGAGCTTGGCCAGCTCACGTGCCATGCAGATTGCAGCGGTTTCGCTTCCCCCAAGAGAGGAAGTCTCAAGGGTGTCACCCTGGAAGCGCATACCAGGAACCACCATGATGATTGTGTACTTGTCGCGCATTGGACCTACCTACCTTCCTAAATTGAAATTCTTTCCAGCGTATCACCCGCGTTGTTGCACAGGTACGCTGGATTATCGAACACAGCTACGACGGTCTTGCCGTCAACGCCGTGCAGGGTCGCGATTTGATAACGGTACAGAGAACCATTGGGCTTTCGCGTGCGTAGATCGCGCATTTCAAAGTTGCTCTGAATTAAAGCCAGAGCGTGATCTAGATCGGCCTGTGTCTTGGCTTGCTGGGGATGGCTGCTGTAATCGACGTTAGTTACATCGAATATAGCCCAATCACCGTTCCCCTTGGAAATCTTGAGAAGCATTGCCTACCTACGTCCCTCACAGTCGGACAACCTCATTCGCGGTTGGCGCCGACACCGGCGCGCTGCCCCATGATGAACGCTTGGAGCGTAAGAGGGACTGCGACAGCCTGTGCAAATTCAATGCGAGCGTGCGGCCAAGGCCACAGATCGACTACGAGGCCGAGCGAACCGTTACCAGCCGCTTTCAGATAAGCAGACTGACTGGTCGGGTCTTGCAAACGGCCTATATAGGAACCTGAATTGGGTCCAACCTGAAAGAACAGGTTGGAGGCGCTGGCAATGGTCGGGACATGGAGGGCGAATTGCCCGCGTGCCCCGACCAGATTGATGTTGCCAGACACAGAGTCACCGGAATTGACGAGAATGGTCTGAATATTGCGTACGAGTGCTTCAGTCATTGCCCGTCTCCATCACCGGCCTAGTGGTGCGTCGTACTTGTGAGCTGCCACAAGACCTTCGTATCACGAGGCTGAGCGCGGTTGTCAGCAAAGCCGATCGTGAAGTAGCCTCCATCCGACAGGGTCTTTACTTCAAGCTGCCCAGGCACACCTTCTGCTGGAAAGACATGGTACATGACTGGCACGAGCTTGTTGGAAATCGCCGCGCCATCAGAGAAGCCAAACGAGGCCCAACCTGTAGCCAGTGATACGACTTCGACGTCACGATTGGAAGTGCCCGAACTCTGAGCCGTGCCGTTCTGGCGCGTGGTCAGGAAGATCAAGCTATCCGCTGCGATAGCCGCATTGGACACCGTGACTGAAGCCGCATTCGAGTTGATGTTAGCAACGCCAGCGATGATGTTTCGATTGGCATTGCCTTCCATCGCGAAGTGGATCAGACTGTCGGACTTTACAGCGGCCGTGGAAACAACGACCGTCGCAGAACCTGAGTTGATGGTACTGCGACCAGCGAACTGATGCGCGTGAGACCGGACATCAACAAAACCCGGCCCTTTGAACATCGGCCCAAACAGAAGTTCAAGCGGGCTCTTGCTCATTGCCTTACTCCTTCAACCGAGGACGCTGACGCGCCTTGCCAGTTTCGACACCAGCAGATGCGGTCGGCTTGGAACCAGACACTCCCCTCGCGGCCAAGGCTTCCTTGGTGATAGTGATTTCACCAAGGTCCTGGTCGAGGTTCGTCGCAATCCGCTTCCAAGTGGCTAGAGGCCAGTCATAGAGAACGCCAGCGGGGAATTTAACTTCCCCGCTAACATTCTTGACGGGCTCTAGGAACGCACGTTCCATTAAGCTGCTCCGACCTAAACGACAGTATCGATCAAGTAGCCGAGGTTCGTTGCCACGAGCTTTTCATCCTGGAAATAGCCCGCCTCAACGATCTCGACATTGCGCTCACCCGGCCCCTCTTCACGCTTGGTGCCGACAGCCATCGGAGCCGGGAACTCAGGAGGAGTCCAACTGAACCGAAGGCCAAGGGTGCGGGTCTGAAGGCCGACCGCCGGTTCGATATGCGCCAACAGGACTCCGGTGCCAAAAAGAGCGGTCATTGAAGACGTACCACCTTCAAGAGCGTTCTCTTTGACTGCTCGGCTGATGAGCAGCCTATCGACCTTGAACGTAGCGGCAAGCTGCGCCTCATCGATTTGACCGCCCGCCGTATACTTGTACATATCGAGGAGCTGAGGGTGACGACGGATGACCTGGAACGTGTTCCAGTCCATAGCGGCAGTATTAGCAATGAGGCCAGTCTGCTGCTGAATGAACGCGTGGCCTGTGGTCACATCGCCGAGCGGATCGGAGTTGACGTAATCACTCCAACGGTTGGTGCCTGTCAGCAGCGTACCCGAACCAAGGTTCGATGCCGAAGTCACCAGATTGAGGATGCGTTGCTCTTGATCACGAAGCAGATCCGTGGTCACCAGATTAATGGTATTTCCACGGAGATTGAACGCGACATCAGCATTGGCTAGGTCTTCGAGAGAGATTTCGCCGGCGAGCGCAAAGTTATCAGCGAAATACTTGTCAGACGAAGCCGTCCACTCAACGCGTCGTGCGCGGGTCTTAGGCGCACGCCTCGTATCCGGGATGGTAAGGAACGCTGCCTTATCGATGATGGCATAGCGATCCGACTGTTTCCCCACGGTGACAGAGGGGAAGAGTTGGCTGCCGATGAGGCCGTCAACCCCAGTGGAAAACGCCGCCACGGCGAGGGTCGACAAAAGAACGTCGTGGTGGGCATCCGGTCCACTGACCGTAGCATAAGTCTTGGGTCCGATAAACATTGTGATGCCCTCCTTTACAGTGCCGCCAGCGAGCTCGGCGCCTGATGCGCCGGGATGCTGAGCAGTACACGAATGACTTCACTGTTAGCACCAGCCGCTTCAAGTGCCGTACCAAGAATCCAGTCGCCTGACGCAGCGTGCGCCAAACGGCCTGCACTATTGGTAGTCACAGAACGGTTAGCGGTAATAGCGCCGCCAGCGATTGCCTTGGTCTCACCCGTAATGCCAATAGAGGCGTTACGGCCGCTCGTGGGCTTGTTTTGCAGCACACCCGCAACTTCCTGCGTGCCGCCGCCAGGGTTGGATGCGACGTTGACAATACCCGCTGCGGAATAACGCATGACGAGGTATTGACTACCAGAGAGATCAACAGCGGCCTGAGCCGTGATTGCCTCAACTTTTCCGAACAGAGCCATTGCTACCTCCTACTGCCTGCCGCCGCGAACACCAGCACCGGCAGTGTAATTCGCGTAGGCAACCCTCAGCTCTTCGTCTGCGCCGAGAATTGCTTCAGCCGCTGCCTTGAAGTCCTTGGTCTTGTGCTCAGCCATGTAAGCCTTCGCACGCTTGGTGACCTCAGCTGAAGGATCGCCATCGAACTTGGCAACCATCGGGTCTTCGCCTTCCTCGCGAATGGTGGGGGTTGTCTGCGAGAACTCACGGAACATCTTCATCGACTCGCCCCGCAGCAAGTCCACCATCTTGTCGAGCAGCGCGACTGGCGAAAGTTCCTCTTCCTTGGCATCCTTCGTAGCCGCCATGAACTTGACTACCTTCGGCGAAGTACCGGAAGTCGCCGTGTCATAGAGCGTTGCAAAGAAGGGCTTCAGGATGGGAACGGGAACGCGGTCCACCTTGGCCTTGACGTCCTTCTGCCGCTGCGATTCCTGCATACTGGCAATCGCCGCGCCCTGCTGCGTCAACTGCGCTTTCAGAGCCGTGATT